CCATTATTACCTGCAAATGAAGTTGAAATTATTAAAGTTTCAGCTGGAGAAAAAATAGGTGTAATAAGAATTGGATCATCAGACGGAGAATTATACGTTACAGAACTAACTGAATAATTTATGGCTAAGATAAGATCAGTTGAATATGATGCAGGAGTAAAGACTAAATACATCCAAGAGTCTGATGGTAAATTAACTATCAATAATTCTCAAGATGTAAATCCTTTGTTAAAAAGAAACAAGGAACTTTACAACCATGATAGTGGATATATATCTGGTGCTAAAGAAATGAAAAGAGTTGCTAGTATTCCTCCTTTAATTCTTGCTATATGGACTAAAGAATATAATGGAACTAACAACTGGTTTCAATTACCAAAACAAATTCAAAGAAAGATAATGAAAACTAAACTTAATAGTAATGAGTTTAGATATTTTAGAACAGCTGAGGGAAATTTATAATGGCGTTAACAACATATGCAGGATTAAAAGCATCTATAGCAGACTGGTTAAATAGATCTGATCTTACTAATCAAATAGATGATTTTATTGGGTTAGCTGAAGCTGACTTCAATGCCAAGTTAAGAATAAGACAGATGGAGCAGATTGATACTATTACAATAAACACAGAAGCTGTAGCAGTACCAACAGGTTTTATTGGAGTTAGATCTCTTTACATACAATTATCAAGTACTAAATTTGCATTAAAATATGTAACACCTAGTACAATGTTTGATATCAGAGCAGGATCTACAACATCTAGACCTAAAACATATACAATTCAAAGTGATAACGCTGCAGAAACATTAAGATTTGGGCCTTCACCTGATACAAGTTATACTGGTTATTTATCTTATTATAAAAGATTTGCAGCATTAAGCGATACAGCAACTTCAAATTATATTTTAAACAGTCATCCTTCTATATATTTATATGGTTCTTTATATCATGCAGCAAACTTCTTGGGTGGTATAGATCCTAATCAAGTTCAGCAATGGTTACAAATGTATGTAGCAGCTCTAGAAAGATGTGAAAATAATGACAAACAAGATTCATATGGTGGAGCACCAGTTCAACAAAGATCAGATATACAAACTGACTTATCATTTTACAGGAGCAGATAATGATTGATAAAAAAGAAAAGAAAAAATTAAAAAAAGCATCAGCACATCACTCTAAGAAACACATGAGTATGATGGTTTCAGATATGAAATCTGGAGTTAGTTTTACTAAGGCTCATAAAAAAGCTATTAAAAAAGTAGGTAAATAGTGCAAGTACCTTTTGGAGAATGGTTACCTGATCAACCAGCTCATGGTATGAAAGGTGCTAATGTAGCAACTAATGTTTATCACGCTTTAGGATCTTATAAAAGATTTCCTTCTTTGGTAGACTATTCTGGTACATCAAACGTTACTAAAGACGCTCGTGGAGCAGGATCATTTAGAGATAACTCTAATGCTGTATTTAACTTTGTTGCAACTAATACAAATTTATACCAATTAGCTTCAGGAACTTTTACATCTCGTAAAGCAAGTTTAACAGGTGGAAATACTGACTTTTGGACGTTCACACAATTTGGTGAACACGTTATTGCAAGTAATGGTGTAGATGCAGTTCAATTTTATTTAATGGGAACATCAACTAATTTTGCTGATTTAACATCTATACAAACAGCAGGAACTTGTCCTGTGTTTAGAGTCTCAGGAGTAATACGAGATTTCTTAGTAACAGGTAATATAGTTGGAGCAACTAATAGAATTCAATGGTCAGGTATTAATGATATTACTACATGGTCAGGTAAACAATCAGACTTCCAAGACCTTCCAGGTTCAGGTGGTAAAGTTGTTGCAATTACTTCTGGAGAAGTAGGATATGTATTTAGACAAAATCAAATAATTCGTATGGATTATGTTGGTGGTGCAACAATATTTAGACTATCAGTTATATCTCCTAATAGAGGTGCAGTATATGCTAAGTCAGTATGTCAAGATAACAGACGTGTATTTTTCTATGCTGATGATGGTTTCTATGAAATACAAGGTGATAATGTACAAGGTATTGGTGTAGAAAAAGTTAACAGATTTTTTGATTTAGATTTAAACAAAGCATACACAGATAGAATAGTAGCAGCAACAGATCCTTTTAATACATTAGCTATGTGGTTATATCCTTCTGTAAATGATACTAATAATACTACAGGTATATGTGATCGTATGATTGTATATAATTATACTACTCAAAAATGGTCATTAGTAAAAGTAAATGCTAGTCAAATATTCTCACAGTTTATTGGAGCTTATACTGTAGAATTAATGGATATTATATCTGAAAATTTAGAAAATATTAATGCATCATTAGACACAGATTTTTGGTCTGGTGGGCAAATGTTTTTAGGTGGAATTGATGCAGATTATAAAGCTGCAATTTTTTCAGGAACTTCTAATGAGTGTGAAATAGAAACAGCAGAGATAGAAGGATTTAAAGGAGCCAGAACTAACATCACAGGTATAAGACCAATAGTAGATGCTGAAGCAACAGTTATTGTAAAGACTAGAGATAAATTAGCAGATACAGTTACAACATCAGCATCAAGTTCAATGAATGATTCTGGTATTAATCCAGTTAGACAGTCAGGAAGATACATAAGAGCTAATGTAAAAATAGCTTCAGGCAAAACATTTAATCATGCACAAGGTATAGACATTGTTGCATCAAAAGCAGGGTACAGATAATGAGTGATATTATAGATATAGATAACGTAAGATATTCAATGGAAACACAAGAATTTTTTCAAAGACAAATTGAAGAAGCAATTAATACATTAGTAAATAAAAACAATACTGAAAGCGATAAAGCATTCAGTTGGTTCATGAATTAGGGAGAATTATGGCAGGAACATTTTTAGGTAAATACGATACAGCATCAGCAAACAATACAGCTACAGGTACTAATTCCGTCTCAGTCGCAGAAGGAATGTTGCCTTCCAATATCAATAATGCTTTTAGAAGTATTATGGCAGATATTAGACAGCATTACAATGTTGCTGAATGGATTGAATACGGAGATGGAGCAGGTGCATATACACCAGCTTACGTTTCAGGAACAAGTTTTACAATAGCAGGAGTTAACGTAACAGCTATTTATCATGTTGGACGTAGAGTTAAAGTTACTGCAAGTACGCCAGGCACTATTTATGGAACAATAACAGCAACAGCATTTTCTTCAAATACAACAGTAACAGTATCATGGGATTCAGGATCTTTATCTAATGAAGCTATTACAAGTGTACTTATTGGTGCTTTAAGTAAAACAAATAGTTCTATACCTGTAGCAGTTATTGCAACAGCTAATGTAATTGATGGATCTGTTACACTTGCTAAACTTGCTGCAGACTCTGTAAATGGAACTAAGATTGTAGATAATGCTATTAATTCTGAACATTACACAGATGCTAGTATTGATACTGCACATATAGCTGCTGATCAAATAGTTGCTTCTCTTATTGCAGATAACGCTATTGATAGCGAACATTATACAGATGGATCAATTGACACAGCACACATAGGTGCAGATCAAATTACTAACGCTAAAATAGCAGACGATCAAATAGATTCAGAACATTACGTAAATGCATCAATTGATACTGCTCACATAGCAGATTCACAAATTACTTCTGCTAAAATTGCAGATGGTGCAATTGTTAATGCAGATGTAAATGCTTCTGCTGCAATAGCAGCTACTAAAATACATGATGGTTCAATCTCTAATACAGAGTTTGGACATTTAAATGGTGTAAGCTCAAATATTCAAGATCAAATAAATGCTAAAGGTGCATCTAATGCTAACCTAACAGCAATTGGTAATTTAGCAAAAACAGATGGTAATTTAATTGTTGGTAATGGATCAACATGGGTAGCTGAAAATGGTGGCACTGCTAGAACTTCTTTAGGATTAGGAACTATATCAACTCAAGCTGCTAACAGTGTATCAATATCTGGTGGATCTATTACTGGATTAGGAGCACCTTCATCTGGTTCAGATGCAGCAACTAAAACTTATGTAGATGGATTAGTTACAGGATTAAAAACTAGAATTATTTGTAGAGCTGCAACAACAGCTAACATTACAACAGCAACAGATTTACAAGCTGGTGATGCCCTTGATGGTGTTACACTTGCAGAAGGAAACAGAGTATTAGTTAAAAACCAATCTACTGCATCACAAAATGGTATTTATACAGTAGCAGCTAGTGGAGCTAATGCAGGTAGAGATACAGAATTTGATGCTATTGCAGAACTTGCTGGTCAAATGGTTATTGTTCAAGAAGGATCAGTTAACGCAGATAAATTTTTTCTATGTACTACTGATAGTTCAGCTAGTCTTGGATCAGATTCTATTACTTTTACAGTTGTCCAACCATCTAATGTTGGAGATGTAACTTTAAATGGAACACAAACTTTAACAAATAAAACTTTAACTGCTCCTAAAATTACAAGTATTGTAAGTACTTCAAATGCAGATATAGAACTAGCTCCTAATGGTACTGGTCATGTAACTGTTAAAGGAAATAGTAATCC